TTTTGAATGTGCGACGGGCCGATGAGATTTCGGCGCATATTGAACCGCCTCGAAATGATGATGCATCCCCGGTCGCAACGACTCTGTCCGGATTATTGGCGACAAAGGACAACCACTGATTGAATGAACACTGCAGCCGGCTTTGTTGGCTGTTGCATTTTATGTCCAAGTGAATTGCTGCTTCAGGTCCAGCCGACGCATGCAGCGCGTCTCTTAGTTTATACATGGCCGTGTGCTCTTCCGGAGTGGGGGACCGTTTTTGCGGCACCTTTTTAATCAATTGGTCCAATTCCTCAATTTGGGCGCGCGAAAGATGTCCAAACAGCAACGTGCGCGAGTTGGTGATGTCCACTTCCACGATGGACTTTATTTTTTTGGTTTTGGTTTCATCGTTTTGGACGTATGTCATCACCGTTGCATGAATGGGCGCCGCATCGCCACTCACCGCGTCATACACGCGCAAACAATCCCCCATGCACACTGCATTGGGCGAACCCGTTGTTTTTATTGAAACCCGGCATGACTCCAACTGGTTCAAGTGCGCCGGCAAATCGATTGCACCCGTGTATGATGTTGTTGTTGTCATGCATTTATACACATTGCGAATCAATTCGCCCTCCCACGTGAATCCGTGCTTTTGGACCTCATTCTTCTTTGGCATCTCGGACATTTTAATTGCCCGGACCATCAGTTCATTCATCATGGATGTTGCCACATAATAGGACATGGGAACCAACTTTGCGCCATTTTTTAACATGGATAAGATGGGGTTGTATTGTTATATTGTTACACTCTTAAATGTTAAAATGAATGAATATAATTATTCAATTTTTTGAAGTATAAAACTGCTTTGAAACATTTAGGGCGAATGTGCCGAAATTCGGCAAAAATTGAATTGTATTTTCTCAATCAATTGTATATCCAACAATCCAATCCAACAACAATGCCCACTTACACTTGCGACAAATGCGGACGAGTATTCAAGCGGAAGAGTGGATACGACGACCACAAGACAAAGAAGAACGACTGTTCCCAGAACACAGTTATAACCACGGTCATCGATGCGAAGGTGAATGAAAAGGTCAAGGAGGCAATTCATGCCATGCAGCCAAAAACGGAAATTACAAGTGAGAACAAGGTGTCATTCTTTGAAGATTTGCACAATCTTCTCTGGAACAAAGCAGGACTGAGCCCCGAGCGTGCTCTGGAACACATGACGTTCTTCTTTGCGTATCGTCTCATTGAACCACAAGCCGACACGCTTGGTCTGCCCCAAGAGTGTCGTTGGTCGTTCATTGCGAGCTTCAAAAATGAGAACGACTTATTTGAGGCAATCAAGAAGGGAGTTTCTGAATTTCGCAAACGGACCGAAACAAAGCCGTTCTTCAAGCCGCACGAAATTCAAAAGGCAGACGTCGTGTTTGATGTCGTTCAGCAAATCAACCGCATCTCCCTTGCAGTTCTGCAGGAAACAGACACCCTTGGCGACATCTTTGAATACATGCTCGGGCGCGGCATGAGCACGATGTCGGATGAGGGGCAATATTTCACAAATCGCGCCATCTGCAAATTGGCATTCAAACTGGCACATGAGATAAAGAAGACGCTGCGCAGGGCGGACGGCACCTTGTGCACCTTTGCCGATTGGTTCTGTGGCACTGGCGGGTTTCCTGCTGAATACGTCAAAGGGGTCAAGGCAAATCTTCCGACGGTTGATTGGAAGAAGGACGCAGGGTCCATTTATTGTCAGGACATGAATGTGTCCAGTGTCACCACCACGCTCCTGAACCTGCTCATTCTCACGGGCATTCCATTTAATGGAAATAAAATTCGCAGCTCCAATTCGTTCTCGGACCCAATCACAACCGGCGCAGGCGCACCATTTGAAGGTCTTGCAATTGACTATTCCTTTATGAATCCTCCTTACGGTGGCGACAAAACCAAGGGAAAAGACTACAAGTTTCATTACAGCAAAATGGTCAAGGAAGAAGATGGAAGCACGTCGAAGAAGTTCTGCGTCAATCAAGAAATTCGGAGCATCGGCATTGAAGATGACGACAAGGTGTCGGCGGGCGTTCAATTGGCAATGGCCACCCTTTCTCCCGACGGGGGCGTGTGCTGCATTGTGCTTCCGCAGGGCTTCTTCTTCAGCGCGTCCAAGAAGTGCGTGGAACTTCGCAAGAGGATTGCAGAGGAATACAGGATTTGGCAGGTGGTGGATATTGCGTCCGGTTCCTTCCTCAACACGGGAACCAAGACATCCATGTTGGTGTTTCAGAGAGGGGTGGGCCCCACGGAGAAGGTGTCATTCATTGGACTGGACGAGTCGTTGCTCGCAGAGGCCACACTCACCGATTTGCAATCCAAAAACCATTCTTTGAATTTCAAGCACTACATTCCGCAGAGTGTGGTGGAAGTGGAGGGGTTTGAAATGGTGAAGTTGGGAGACATCATTGAAAAGGTGAAGAGTGGAAAAACGAACAGCACGGAAATTTCAAACAGCGGAGACTATGATTTCTACGGATGCACTGCTGTAGTTCCGACGGGGAAACACGACCGGTTTGACTTTGACGGCGATGAGTATCTGTTGTTTGCCAAAAGCGGTGGAAACGCAAAAACAAAAGTGGGGGAGAATCTCGGGATTGGAAAGTTTCATTATGTGCAGGGCAAAACAGCCGGCAACATTGCGGTGTATCAATACCGGATTCGGGACACAACCAAGGTGTCATATCGATACCTTTATCACATTCTTCGGTCTAGACTGTCCGAGATTCAACTGCTTGCAGACTACACCACTGGCAATGGCAACATTAACATTGAAAATATGTATTCGCTGGTCAGTCTTCCAGTGCCATCTCTTGAGCGCCAGCACCAAATCGTAGACGCAATTGACGGCTGGGCCATGATGGCTCAGCACGAGGAACAAGCGCTGAAAATCCTTGAGAAGCAGATGATGTTTCAGGTCAAGGAGATGGGCCGGGGACAACCTCGTGTGAAATTGGGGGAGGTTTGTGAGATCAATCATGGAATGAGGATAACCAAGAAGAATGATATTGGAACAATCTACCCGGTGTATGGCGGAGGAAATGACACCTTCAGAACAGATGCCAAAAATAGGGAGGGATTTACTTGCAAGGTTAGCCGTTTTGGAATATCTGAACACAATTGTGTTCAAACAATTCATGGTGATTACTGGCTCATGGATTCCGGATTCACTGTGAGGGGTGTGTCTGAAAAAACAATTGATTCCTACATCTACTATTGGCTCATGCAACACAAGATTCTTGTGTATCAATGCGGACGAGCCACTGCTCAAATGAACATGGACATGGATGCATTCCGAAAAATTGAAATCCCTCACCCCCCTCTCGCCGAGCAACAAACGCTCCAGCCCGATTTTGACGAAATTCGACACAAGCATGAAAAAATTAAAACGTATAAGTCGAAGGCGCAAGACGCCATTCGGCGACTTATTCCCAGTGCGGGTGCTTAAAATCACCACACAACTTCGTCTTCCAGCCCGAACTCCCTGTCCCAATTTGTGTAATCTTCATACATATCGCCAGGATTGGCGGGCAATGTTAAAATGTTTTTTTGTGCATTTTTATAGTCGGTCCAGGAGACAATTCCCGCGTCTTTGCACACACGAACCCACTCCTGCTTCGTTTGCGGAAATGCGCTAGTGTCTGCGCCCAAGAAGTGATACCAATTAACCCAGTTGTCTTTGAAATAGGATTTGGGGTCTTCAATGTGTTTGGAATGTTCGGACGCTCTTGTTTTGTATTCGTCCTTGGAAGAGAGTCCTAGTTCCTGATTTAACGCGCGAACCAAATGGTATTTTTCCTTGGGACCGGCGCGCTCATATTCTTTGCGCAAATACATGCACTGCATGCGTTCAATCGTTTCTTCAATCGGGTAATCTTTGCCATCTTCGATTCGCAGTGTAACTAAGAATTGCATGACAAATGCGCGAATGTGTTGCTTGGTCAATGAAGGCGACCCCGAAGTCGTCAGCATGAAATTCGCGAATTCAAGAAGTATGTTGTCCAGCACATCTTCCGGCGCATCGGCGTCGTCTTGGCCACGAGTTTTCACTATGATGCACCAGCCTTCTTTGTCTTCGCATCCAGGGTCTTTGCGAAGGGCTCGCCCCATGATTTGCACAAAGACGTTGGCTCCAATGGTTTTATTGAATAACACAATGGTCATCTCAACGCCGCCAATGTCTGAGCCTTGTCGATATCGCTGGCATGCAAATAATATGCGTGGCGTTCCGTCTGCCTCATCCTTTACGAACTGAGTGTCGTTTCTTGCACCTTCCACAATGCCGTCCGATTCCGATTCATCCGCCGCACATTCATCATTGTTTTTGACGGCCATGTAAATGGTTGCAGTTCGGTTGAAATGATGAAGCGCGCAACGAACTGCGTTTTGCACATCGGGGATTGTCTCCAAATACACAATCACCTTGCCGCCATGCTTATTCCATTTTCCGTCCGCTCGTTTTTGTGCAATGCCTTGTGCAATTATTCCGACGAACTCTTGGATTCGCGTGGCATGTTCAACAATGTTCGCGCTGATTTTTGGTTTTGCAATCCAACCCTCGCTCACCGCTTCGTCCATTTCGCACTGATGCAAAACAGACAATGGTGTTCCAAACAGCTCATGCAGCCGGGCGTGCTGCACAGAATTGCAGGTTTTGGGGGTGGCAGATGTGCCGGTTAAATATGCAAACTTTGGAAGCAGCGCAAAGAACTGCTCGCCGGTGATTTGATGCAGTTCGTCATAATGGCAATGATGGATTTCGGGAAGCATGTCCCATTTTTTGCGGTCGGTCAAAGATGCGTGCGTCGTTACTATCAGAGCGTGTTTGTCGGCGGGGCAGTTACGAATTGCGTCCATGAATTGGGCATCATGACACAACACAACCACGATTCCCCATTTTTGCAATTTTTTAATGGGCTCAACAATCGTGTTCAAAATGTCATTTTGTGGCGCGATTAACAAACCTCTCCAAATTTTGCCTTGTGACGAACGGCGCAGGAACGAAATGAAGAACAATGCCAACATGCCAATTGTTTTGCCGACGGCGGTGGGCCACTGCACGATGCCTTTGTAGGTCTCCATCGTGGCGCTTTTTTCCCAAAAAGCATCAAAGAGCTCGGATTGAATTCGGCGAGGCGCTTGTCCAGGTTTGAGCATGTGGCTGAAGTAGTCCTCATGTGGGGTGTATGATGTGGGTTCTGGTGCTTGTTCTTCTGGTGCTTGTTCTTCTGGTGCTTGTTCTTCTGGTGCTTGTTCTTCTGGTGCTTGTTCTTCTGGTGCTTGTTCTTCTGGTGCATTTGTTTTGTCGGGAATTTGCAAGCGCATCAATTGCTTTTCACGTTTCATGGCATCTTTCGAATGTTGCAAATCCTGGATCTCGTCCAGCGTGCATTCCTGCATGAAGACCGGCAGCGACCGAATGTATTCATCAACCAGGACGGGGGAGTCCAGCTCAAACCACTCGCGACGCCGTCGGCGCGCTTCAAAATGTGAATGCATCATGGTCTCAATTGCGCGTAGGTCAGCAAGAGAATTTACGCGGACTTGATACAGTTTTTCAAAATACAACTCATCCAGGTCGCAGCAACTGGTCAAATACGTGTTCAACCGATGGTGCGGAAGTGTGCTGAGTCCAATTTTGCGACGACGGTTTGATTGCTTGTGCGGAGAAGTCAAAATGTAAATGTATCCGACAAATGAAACGAATGTTGGGATGTCCATGATTGGATTGATGACAATGTTTATCTATAATACTAATCATTGAGAGGTTTAATTTAAATCAATTTTTTTTTGCATTCTAACCAAAAAAAATTTATGGTTTCACATGAAACCAGTGCGAGAAAATGTGCATGACCGTCATGCTGATCCCGAATATTAATACGAACTGCACGGGGGCTTTCAAGAAGTTTTTATGATATCCTGATATGCCGTGCGTTTCTTCTAAATACACGTCAAAATGGCTCAAGGCCAAGAACACGATGGTGACGATGACCGCAGTGGTCAGCGACTTGAACAATAGGTGGTTCATGCTTTATGATTTTTATGAACGATGATTGATTTTTTTCGATGATATATTACACTATTATTTTTATAATATCTCTCTATTTCAATACCTCCAATGATTGTAAAGCACGAAAAGAAGGGCGGCATTGACGTTTACTACGTCAAGAAAAACATTAGTGACGCCGGCATGGAGAAGCACAAGCACCAATTTGTCACTCCGTCTCTCATCGACATCATCATCAATGACGACGCGGACGTTTACACCGACGACAACCGTCTCCTCCTCAAGTTTAGGAAGGGCAAGCTGTCCAAGGAGAAAATCGACACGTTTTATGAAAACATGATTGACTTTGCGCGCACCACGTCCACCAATCGCCGGCTCACATCCGGTCTCAAGACCAAAACGCGTTCAAAAAAGGCCAAGACCGAGAAGGACATCGCTGCAATGACCAACATTGTCGGCTACTTTGACTCGCTCGGCCCCAGCCAGAAGATGCTGCTGAAAAAGCACGGCGTAAAGTTGAACCCCGCCGTGCGCGAAACGCGCTTCAACATGTTGTATCCTGACAAATTTAAGAAATTGATTCCTCTCATTCGAGAGATTGACAACTATTACGAGAAAATCGTGCCCGACCATTACAAGCGGCAGCACCGCAAGGCCAAGCAGACCTATTTCAAAATCGCCGACACCGCGTTCACCACCGTGACGACCAATGTGAATTACAAGACCACCATCCACACGGACCGAGGCGATGATGCGGAGGGCTTCGGCAACCTCGTGGTCATTGAGCGCGGGAAATACACCGGCGGCGAGACGTGCTTTCCGCAGTATGGCGTCGGCGTCAATGTGCGCACCGGCGACGTGCTGTTCATGGACGTGCACGAGTGGCACGGGAATCTGCCCATCCACCTGGAAAATAAGGACGCCGTGCGCCTGTCCATTGTGTGTTATTTGCGACACCGGTTGTGGGAGAAAACGCGCGGTAAAACCAAGAAGTTCATGAAAAAACACGTGGCCACGTATCGCAGGCTGCACGATTTAACCAATAAACCCTCCGACAATAAAGGCGGCGGCAAGCACGACAATGATGATTTAATGGGAGAGTTCCTAGTTGATACAGATATTATGGCATACTAATAAGTATTTTAAAAATATTGATTTGCATCGTCCATACAAATCAATTCAATGGGTCCAAATGTCATCCGATGTCATCCCAAAAACCCATACGATGGAAAAAAAATTGAAAGCTTTTCTCCCCGGATGCTTTTTGGGATTAGCTTTCCACACGTTATACAAAAGTCGTTTAAGAACAATGTTGTCTGTTTCCGCTTCCTCCGCTTCTGCTTCCTCTGCTTCTCCTGCTCGTCCCAAGACCATCTGCTCCCTTTGCGGTGGAAGATGGACCAGTGCTGGTGGAAATGACAAGGGCAACCGCGCTCGTCATGAATCCAGCAAGATGCACCAGAATGCTATGGCCGCTGCCGCTGCTGTTCCTGCCGTCCAAGCCGTCCAATCTGAAGTCCAACCTGAAGTCCAAGCCGTCCAAGCTGAAGTCCAAGCCGTCCAAGCCGTCATGGCATACCCGAACCAGATTGCCGCCGCCAAGCAAATCATTGCCGAATTCGAAGACGAGAACCGCTGGAATGTGCTCCTTGCATTCCCCCAATCAGGTAAGACCCAGACGTTCTTGTACGTCGCATGCAACGTGTTGTGCACTAACCCCAAAATCGAACGCGCGGTTATCGTTTGCGGCAATGCCGAACACGAGCTGTCCGAACAACTCCGCGCTTCGAAGACCGAGTTCATCCGTCTCTACGTTCAAACCGAACACCCCAACATGTCCGCCAACATGACCCAATCCGTCATCTGCACATTGCAAGCCCGGATTCAGGTGTGGTGCGGTGCCGAACTTGAGCACAACGCTGGCCAACCCACAATCGCCCGCAACACGCTCTTCATCTGGGAGGAGGCGCACTATGCCCAGGACAAGACGAACCGCCCCCACAAATTCTTCAAGAATCTCTGCATTACCGCTGATGGAGAGATTTCCAACCTGGAGGGCGAGCGCAACAACTACGTGTTGACCGTGTCTGCCACTCCCTTCTCTGAAATCAGCAACATCTGGCACAACGGTCAGAAGAAGCGCGTCGTGCGTCTTGAGCCCGCCCAAGGCTACAAGGGACCCCGGCACTTCTTGGAAGCCGGCGCGATTGCACAGTTTGACCCCAGACTGTCGCCCGCCGAGGTGGTTGCTCAGGCCATCCGTGAAGCACCCATGACCACTGTTGGCGCCAAGTATGCCATTGTGCGCGTGCGCGACTCCAAGGGAACCGACAACATGTCCGCCTGCATTCGCGTGGCAACCGAACACGGCTGGGCGCACCGCGTGTATGATTCCGAAACAAAGCACCATCAGCCCGGCAGCATGCAGTCCATGGATGAACTTGCCATTGCACCCCAGCAAAACACCGTCATCTTCATCCGCGGCATGTGCCGCATGGGCAAGCGCGTGCCCAAGGAGCACATCTCGTTCGTGGTTGAAACATCCAAGGACTCCAAGACGGATGTGGTGTTGCAAGGGCTCATGGGCCGCATGTTCGGCTTCCACGACAACATGCGCATCAAGATTTACATCAGCCGCAAAATTGAACTCGCCGATATTGAAAACTACGTGCGCATGATGGAGAACCCAGACGACGTGCCTCTTCAGACCATGCCTCGCAATGGCAAGAATTTGGTCGCCGTGTCTCACCGCAATGGGAACTGGCACGGCAACATTCCCATCATTGTCCGCAGACAACAAATGGCCGACGAGGATGACGATGCGGAGGAGGACCCCAATGCAGAAGAGTACCAAAATGACCTAACCATCCAGGCAATCCAGGCTGCGTTTGAATCGGGCGCCATTGAGAATCACAACTGCGCCGAACAAACCGCCGAAATCCGCGAACAAATCATGCATCTCACTGCCGAACCACGCCGCATGAGTCCCCGGAATTTGGTGAATCCAGCCACTGGTCGCCTCCACTCAACCTACCAAGAGATGCCGGACAAGTTGCGCCACTCGATTGACCACCGCATTGAATTCAACACCGGAAGCAGCGGCGGGTGCGGGTTTGACTCGACCGATGAAATGCAGGTCAATGTGTGGCGATGCAACACGAACCAGTTCAGCCATACGCACGGGTTTCACCGCGGGGATTTGATTGTCCAAACTCGCACCCGCGTCCCCAATGCTCAGCAACAGCTGCACGCGCGCATTCCTGGCACAACCGGCATGGAGACATTCCGCACCCAGCAAGAGGACGGTTCAATCGTTGTCGGCAACGGCGCATACGCCATCCAGCTGGCAGTTGAAACCTCGCACGACGCAGTTCTCATGCAGCAGAACTTGTGCGACCTCATTCGTGAATCGCGCATTGAGGACTCGTTGCAGCGCCCGAAGTGCGTCTCATCCAATCACGACGGAGTGTCGGAATGGAAGGGCATCATCGTGTCTCTGGAAATCATGCGCGCACTTGAACGCGGCGGGACAATCTACGAACACGTGAAACGCGAATGCGGCACAACCCTCAAACTCACAAAGGCGCTCGGACGCGAACTCAAGTCGCTGAAGAGCATGGGCAATGCACGCTTGGTGAAAATCGAATGGGCCTAATGTAAAATCCAAAACCAAACAACAACCACAAAACACAAAAAAATATTTTTTTCTAATATTTCAATATTTCAAATAGTATCCATTTATGTGTTTTCTAGCATAACATGATGATGCATAATGACCTTCTCTTCCACATCGAAAGCATGAATTGGTGTTAATATCATCCGCATCCTCATCCTCATCCTGTGTTTGTGCATCATCGCATTCTTCATCGGTTTCCCAACCGTCACTTTCATCACATTCTTTCGCAAAGTGTCCTGCTTTCCCACATGCAAAACATTTATCATTTGCTCCATTAATCATTTGCTTCAAAACGTCAATTGTTGATTTTTCCAGCTTCAATGAAACAAATGAACCACCACGCACATTGTTTATTCCATATTTGTCCATGCATTGCAATGTGATTTTGTCTTCGTCGTGACTGTCGCAATTTGATTTAAGTTCTAGCAATTTCAATGGTTTGTGCCGTCTGGTCCATTCTGAACCATTTGAGTTGAAATGACTTTCCAGGCGAAATTGAGGGTTGTTTGTTTTTCCAACATAATATTTCCCCCTCTCCAATTTAAGAGTGTATATGAAAACCATGGGGATGCATGTTTATTTTAACTGACACCGTTTTAAATCAGTTTAAAATTGTCATTATCAACGTGTTTCATTGTTTTCATACTTGGGTTGAAATGAAATGACCTTGACTCCCAAATACGCAGAGTTGGGTGCGTTGATTGCATTGAACAATTCTCTCGTGTCATGCATCTGAATGGGAGGTCGCTGGTTCTGTTGTGCAACCACCACATATTCCGTCGTGGCTTCCACGACCAGTGCCACGTGTCCATATTTCAGGTCGTCCGTCGGCTTGGGCTCCCAAAACAGCATTGTGCCGGGGCGCAAATAGTGAAGAGCCGGTTTTACGTAGGGGTAAATGAATGTGTGCAGACTGACTGGGCGCATTCTCGAGGAGTGGAGTGGCGCCAATTCATTGACTTGATGAAACATGTCAGTGGCATCCACCACGGACGGGAATGTCAGACCGTGCGTTTGCATGAAGTATCGGCGCACGAACTCGATGCATTCAAACGGAATGCCGGCATTCGTTTTATACATTTGATTGCCATTCGATTTCACGTGCACGACCACTGGTGACGTCATGTGACACAAATGGTAAGCAAATTATATATAAGACAATATAATTTATATAATTTACATGATTTATGTAATTTTCATAATTTATATAATTTGCACAATTTATATAATTTTCACAATTTACATGATTTATGATGAGGGGCACGATTACTTGAAGCAGCACCACTTCTTGCCAACAAGCAACGGAAGCACGGTTAGTTTCACCAATTTGAAGCTGCCGTCCAGCATGACAAGTGCCGCCGCTTCTTCTGCACCGTCCAGGGTCAAAATCAGGATGCATTTGAGCACAAAGTGCAAAAACGTGATGACGGTGTTGCTGTTCAGCGCCACTGCCGCGGCCGCCGCCGCATTCTCGGAAAACAGCGTGATGCAGTCGTGAATCAGTGTCAGGAAATGCGGCGCGTCGTTCATGTCGATTTTTCCGTCCGCCATGATGTTGGCAAACGCGGTCTGCATGACGGTTCCAATGGTGCGCCGGCTGCTGTCCTGGCATGCATAGGCGTTCAGCTGCCTTAATTCGCTGGGCGACAATTTGGTCTGCAACTCATCGTGCGCTTTCTTAATTTCCGCCGTAATCAATGCCGGATTGTCTAAAATGTTCTGCAGCTTGGTGCGCATCGCCGGCACATTTAGAATCATGCCAAGCACCACGTCCTGCACCATTCCCACCAACGGGCTGGTTTCGGTTGCCGTGGTTGATGCGGTCACAGGAGTTGTCCCACGAGGAGTTGTCCCACGAGGAGGGGTGCGAGGAGGGGTGGGCTGAGCCGCCGTGAGAGGCGCCGGCGCTGATTCGGGCTGAGGCGGAACAGGCGTTGATTCGGGCTGAGGCGCCGGATTCGGAATTCCTAAAACTGCAGTTGCCTTCATTGCGTTTTTGTTGTGTCGAAACATCACGCCCCCGCTTGGACTAATCACGCGTTCGCCCGGAATTGGCACAAAATGATTGTGTTGCAGCTGCTGAAGCTGTTGCTGCTGAATCTGTTGGAGCTGTTGCTGCTGTTGCTGCAGCTGCTGGATTTGTTGCAATTGCTGCACGTCCATCCGGATGGTTGATGATTAAATAATAGTAATTTAAATAATAAATATATTATATTATTTTTAAGTATTAATTATAAAAGAATAATAAACACTATTCGCGCAATACAATCATTGCAACCCCACGCACACGCCCACACATACGCACACACGCACATTCATGGCAAACATTCCTGGAAAGTATCGCAAAAATGTGCCATTTGACGAACGCAAATTGAAGGCTGCTCTTATTTTAAAGCAACACCCGGAACGCATTCCAGTTGTGGTGGAATGCAGCGACAAGCTGCAGTCGGTGCATCCGCTAAAAAAGAACAAGTTCATTGTTCCACATGAGTTGTCACTTGCGCAATTCATTTTCGTCATTCGCAAACACATGAAGCTGGACCCAGCCCACGCGATATTTGTCTTCATAAACAACAAGCTGCATCCAACCACTTCAATTATGGGCGAAATGTATCCACAAAACAAGGACGAAGACGGGTTCATGTATTTGGACGTGTTTCATGAATCCACCTTTGGACAAGCGGGGGACGAGAATTGATGTTGCGAATGCATTTAAAGAGATGCCGTGATTTGTTGTCATGTGTTATACAAACCCCAGACCCCCCAGACCCAGTCCCAATGTCTTCTGACACCGCATCCTTTTATCCCACCTCCATGAGCGACCCGCGCATTTCCGCGCATGATTTTGATTACAACATTTTAGATGGAATTGATGCCATTATTAAGACCACAAACCAACGCGAGTCGTGCATGTGGTCCTACTTGCGCGACCATCCCCCGAGTGATTCAACCGGCTACATGTTTTCCGACAATCCTGGGTTCGGTGCCATAATGGGCAACATGCAGGTCGGGCATTCGGGGTGTTCGTATGCTTGGACCATGCGCAACTTGCAGTACATTGCAACCCACGGCATTGATGCATACATTGTCGCCTGTTCCCCTAAACGCACAACCACGTCCGTCGCCGCCGAAACAACTGCAACTGCAACTACAGCCCAGGGTTGTGCAGATGGTTGAGGTGTGGTTTGTATGAATATATTTGGTTCATCCAGTATTTTAGTTTAAGTTTGTCGTAATTGAATACTTTGTGTCTAAATTCATTTACGGTTTTTATCAGCAGTGCTTCCGACACATCCGACCACTTGTCCACCATTAACACCGGCAAATCGTCGTATATTCTCTCAAATGGCAGGTTGAATCGTTTCACAACGGGGATGCAACCGAGAATCAGCGCTTCCCAGGTTCGATGACAATCATATCCACCTCCGGCTGGAGACAACACGAATGAAAAAAACGTTTGGTTGTGCCACGTGCCGTGGCGATGCACCATTTTGGGTTCATAATGCACCAACTCTTTGGGAACTTCATTGAAACATTCGTATCTATCATTGGTGTAATACTTGCCATTCATGCTGAAATGGAAGTTTCCATAACACTTGATGGAACGCAAATGAAACGGTCGCTTGTTGTGCCTTATTTGATTCAGCATGCGTTCTTGGTTTGCGCACGACATTTGTTTCGAAAACGTGTGGTAGTCGAGACCAATGGGTATGGGAGAAACCTTGGGATGGTCGAGCGTGCAGTTTTGCGTGAACCAATGCACGCAATTGTCGCTGTTCAAAAATTTCAGAATGGCATCTTTATTTATCTCATCTCCTTTGCCCACTGGTTTTTCAAAAATGGGGCTGTCAAAGTCGCTGTCATTCGACACGATGATGACCTTTTTGTCGATTTTGTCCGCATAATTCGCCATGAATATGGAGATTGAAAGCCAAGAACAAATGTGCAACACGTCATAATCTTTCAAATTGGTCAAAATGTCGGGGTCTATGTGCCGGGAAGACGACTGCGGGTTGCGATTTCTTCTTTCGCAACACTTCAATATGCCTCTTGAACTCACCCAACTGCAATGAGTCTCATCCATGTATTGCCTTGGTCTATGATTTTGTGTATTACTATGTGTAAGTGTGTTTACAATTTTTAATACATATTTTTGACAAATTGTCATTTTAACTCATGTGAAATCAAAAAAATTGAAAGCTTTTGATTTTTGCACATGGTGTGGACAGTTTCCTGATTACTGGAATATCAAGCACGAAGATGACAATGTTTTACAAGGGTTTCACATTCAGCTTCAACGACCCTGCTGAAAAAGAACAACACATGAAGACAGTGGACGATTACGAGAACGAGCAACTTTCAATTCCCATGGATGTTGATGCCGCGCGAGTTGCGCTTTCACACATGGCCGCATGCCGAATGATTGAACCAATGTCTCCAGACCAACAGAGAGATTTGAACAGAATCACGCTTGGACTGAATGTTGGCTCCTTGGCTCCGGCGCTGGCACCCAACCGCATTGAAGCAAGGCATTTTACGAGGAGCAGCCGGGTTCGAAGCCTCGTGCATGGCGGCATGGTGGGGTTATTGGCCGTGCGATTCATGAATGACTCCAGCCAGGTCGAACGACGCTCACGCACGTGGAATTCGTGGCGCATCCTTCGGCGCGTCAATGGTCAAGCGGGATGCGACCACGTGAAATGGTCCATTCCCGAGTTTCAATGCAGACACAACATCGGCATCAACCATTGCAAGCGTTCAAAAGGCTGTTTTGACGCCATGTCAATCGACGAGACGAATGCGGAGCTCAATGCAATGAACACCCCTGAAACCCGACAACAATTCATTGACGATTGCAACGCTCTTGCGAATCGCGCGAATCACTCCCGCGTCAAGTGTGTCTCAGTTGTCCATGAAGACGAGCGCACAAGGTGTGAACGTCAATTCCCCCTGGCGAATGAGTGGATTACGAAATACATGAGCGCATTCACCAAGGTGTGTTCGCACAAAATGGGTTTGGTCTCCGTCAATTCATTGCGTTTGATTGACCGTGCCAAGAATCTGGTTGACCTCTACCGTTTCATATCGTCCAGCATTGACTGGCTTCTGATGGATTGCAACCTGCGATTCGTTTGCAAATTGCACACTCTTTGGCCAAAATATATGGATCGGATTGTTTACATGAGCCAAGAAGGCATTGAACACTCTGCATGCATGTTGAGCCGATACTTCCCAGAAATGATGACACCCGAGCTGCATGTTGTTGTCAAGCCAATTGAACGGGTGTATCGCGTGCCTGGATTGCAGATTGCAGATGATGATGCCCTGTTTGGCCCATTGAAACTCGCTTGCCAAGGCTTGTTGCCAGACATTGTCCCGCCAATGGTGCGCGCACGCCGCGACTACGAAAGCGACGATGAATTTGACCGCGACTACGAAGACGAAGAAGCCGATGATTATACCGACGATGATAATACCGACGATGACGAATACGAAAGCGATGATGCACAAGGATGAAGCAGAGAAATTTACTGTTCATTGCAACATCACATAAAAACAAATACAAGACGTACCGCATGCACATATTTAACCCAATGCACCAAAACCAAAAAATATTTTTTTAGGTAAAACAACATAAATGGTTCATAACAATGTGTGTTAATACTCGAATATCTCTCGTTTCACATGTCTAGATTTGATGAAAAGGATGCAACCGTTCCCGACTGTCAGGATTGGACCCCCGTGGTGTTGAAGAAACGCGTTGAAAACCCGAAACCAATTGCCACAACGGCTCCATCCGCATCTTCACTTGCGAATGTGGGTATATACAAGGCAGCATCCGATGATGATACAAAAAAGACAAAATATGTCAGCAAGGCAACATCGGATGCAATTAAGACAGCTCGTTGTGAAAAGAAGCTGACCCAAAAAGAACTGGCACAAAAATGCAACATGGATGCTGCAATCATAAATGAAATAGAACGCGGGGTTAGTGTCTACAACGCTGCACACATCAACAAAATTCAGGCAGCGCTGGGTGTTAAAATCCCGAGATGATTCAAAATAAAATGTTTGTTATTAATATAACCAATTAAATAATGGATGATTTGTTTGAACCATCACCACCATCAAATGCACAAATTGAACCATTCCGTTTTCTGTGCGCAAATCACACAAACCATGGAAAAAAACTACAACAATTTTTCAAACATCCCAACGATGAAGTTCTGTATGAAAGGGTAAAAAAATCATTGAGAGATTATGAAAATTTGTATTCAAAATATATGAGTCGAGGTGGTGAATTTACTGATCAACCAAATGGGGAATGTCCCATATTACATATTCCAATGACAATAAATGATAATTCTTGTGTTCTTCCTTGCGGTCACGTGTTTTCAAAAACTTTTGTTCAACAACTGGCAGCAAATGGGAATCCAATCAGTTGTCCATTTTGTAGAAAACTAACCAATGTTGCATATGAAATGTGTACAGATTATGGCACAGATTATGGACCCATCAGCGGTGGTAAAAGAAAAACCATGAGCAAAAACAAAAAGCACAAGGTTAGGAAGTCCTCCAGGAAGCATAGGAAGCACAGGAAGTCATCCAGGAAACATTAACTACCACAGATACTTCCAGCTAAAGTAACCGCTGCTGAATTTGCGCTTGTTCTCTCCATGATGCCGGGTGCGATAATTGCGACGGCGTTTCGGGTCGCCGTGATTCACGTGCGTATAAAGCCCTTTGCCCGTGGAGTCTTTAAACTGTTCGTATCCCACCGCGCCAAACGGCACGCGACGCAACCCATGTTTGTGGTTGCGCGTCTTCTTGTTGCGCAAAATCGCGTCATACTTCTTTCCGCTGACTTTAGAGCGTTCGAATCCGATGAGCTTGTAGTCTTCTGGGTGTTCAACAATCATTTGCGTCCAAATCGTGTTATGCGTGATACACTAACATGATTTTATTTTTTTACCAGGAATCGTAGGAACATTTGCATTTACTAAATGGACAATTGACCACCAGAACCAGTTTGAGTATTGTCCCCTAAAGTTGTACCTGCGAATAGCGTTGCGCTCATAATAAAAGATATTGTATATGTTCCATTAAAATAGGAATTAGTTCCGGCAGAATAGACAACAATGTCACCCTCCTGAAACAATCCAGCGGAAACCATTGTAAATTCTACTGCTGGAAGCCCCAACACAAATTTCACTGAAATTACATTCGAAACGACAGGAGGAGACACTTATTTCTGCAGAGCCTTGCAGTATTCATTTGCGCCATCAATGGGGTTGCACGTCATGTAGTCGGCGGGCAACAGGCCCTGGGCCTGCGCTTGCTGCCACGTGACGGCATTCCGGTCGCACCCATTGGCGGTCAGCATCATGGGGTAGTGCTGCATGCATGCCGGCGTGGGCAACCGATTCAGACGAGCCACACCGCCGGCCGTGATGTATGCGTCTTGTGTCTGCACCTTGGTGGTGTTGAGCCACTTGGCATACGGGTAATACAGAAATCGCTTCTTGCCGCCGATCCAATACACGCACTTGTTTTTGCACTGCCAAACGTTGGCCGGTTCATCATTCGCCGCCTTCTCGAAATTGCACGCACCGGCCGCCCACGTCTTGGCTCTTGTCAGCTGTCCTTGCGTTTTGGTGATGCGGTTCGCATTGTCGTCATCCTTGACCCAGTATCGCGGATACTGACTCTTGGTCCATTTGTATTTTTCATCGATTAATCCCGCCGTGTTGAGAGACGAATGCTTAATGATGGAATCATCGTTGGCGCAGCAGTCGCCGGAGTTGCAGGGTATGTCATAATACTCCCCGTTAAAGCCGCCGTGACCCATGGGCTGCGTCCCTCGGAACGGCGTGCGCGTGACGTTGGACACCATTCTAAACTGACCCACGGCACCGATGTTTCGATATCCGCCGTTCAGAGAGAATCCCTTGGTTCCGATACCAGATGTAGGGTCCAGGCGAGGATTGCCTCCTCTTGTGGTTTTGCGCTTCAGTGTTGCGATAGACATGACGAATTTATATATATGCTTATATTTTAATATAATTTGATTCATCCAATCCAATTACACGATTATCTCTCCCCTCACACGTTGTGCAATCAACCCTTTTTCCATGCGCACATGCCGGACACCTTTTGCACCGACGTGTATTTGGCACCGTCATTGCCGGTCATGGTCTGGCCGCAGCATTTGTTCGCAGGATACGGCGGGCTGGGTCGAGAGAGGTATTTTTTGGTGGTCTGCATGACACATTTGGACCCCTTAATCCGCTTATGAACCCGATTCCAATATTGGCGCATCCTTGTGTATGTTTTTTTTTCAGTGGTTGCACTGTGTCGTTTTCTTGTCGCCATTGAATTTTGCATTATAAACATGTTATATATTTTATTGTGAACCCAAACAGGACATGGTCAATTTTGAACCAATGTGTCCAAAACGCGAAAACCTTTTTTCTGGAAATACGAAACCCCGATTTTGGGACATCCGTCAGCGCCAAAAATCTTGTGTGGCACCCCCAAAAAACGCCGAAACCTTTTTTCCGGAAACAAGAAACCCCGATTTTGGGACATCATGCGGCCCATTTTGGCGCCATTTTCCACCATGGTCTCAAATTGGAACTCAATGGGTTTGAAATATCCTCTGCATATATGGTCTCATACTCATGTGTCCAAAAAAGTTCTGCAATTTACCTAGTGCAGCGCGTTTTTTCCCAAAAAGGTACCGGGGTACTCATTTTTGGACATACTTTCTTGTCCATTTTCTCAGAATTTTTTTGACTTTTGTGCAAAGTGAAAACAAAAAATAACAAAATTATTTATGTGTTTTTCATTAAAAAAATGAGAGCATAATGGTCTCATGTTTTGAGATGGCGAAAAAAGTCATTTTTGGCTCCGAAAAAAAGCTTAAAAAAAGGCACCAACTGGTGCATTTCTCTTGTTGAATGTTATTAATAACAATGATACCAAAATGATAATATTTGCCAAATTTAAACAAGAGATTTTTGCGCATGCGTATGCCACATGACAATCAATGCCAACTTTTCGCGCGTGCAAAAGTGCATTCTCTAGATGATACCAAAAATGATAACAAAATGATAATATTTGCCAAATTTGGCAAGGAGATTTTTTCATTTTTTTGTGAGCATCTATGGTGTCATACATTTATGCATGCGTGCATGTCATGAAAATGCACATAATGTTGCATCCCCCCAAAAGGGCAAAACATTTAAGTTGAAAATAAGAATGTCCAAAAAAGAGACATCCGCATGAATGTTTTCGCGTTTTTGGGCCATTTTTGGCCAAAATCGTCGATTGCATCCCCCCAAAACGGCAAAACCTTTTTTTGGAAAGTAAGAAAGCGCGTTTTTGGGACATGCGATGCCCCGAAATAAGAATGTTGCATCCCCCCAAAAGTGCAAACCATTTAAGTTGAAAACAAGGATGCACGATTTGGGGACATGCCTCCGCCCTCATTGTCGCCGGTTGCACCCCCTGAAACCACGAAAAGCTTTTTTCCGAAAACAAGAATGCCCCAAAAAGGGACAATCACCATTTGCCAAAATGTCAATAACATTTGACAAATTTATTGAAACCATAGTGAAATCATAGTATCATTTGTCAAATATTATTAAATTTATAAAATTAAATTTAAATGTATTACAATTATAGATCGTATTAGTGCATTAAGACAGGCATTGAGTATGGAATTCACTTGTTCGGTGTGTCACGTGGCTTGTGCACACGCAAGTGAATACAACAGACATCTTAATACGGCAAAACACAAACAACGTGCAAATGCATTCGCCAATGGATTTTCATTTGAAAATGTGCACGGGTGTGACATATGTGGTAAAACATACAAGTTCAGTTCGGGACTGAGCATTCACAAAAAAACGCATGACAAACATCAATCGCAGGTGCAACACAATCAACCGACAATCACAACTTCAAATGACAAGCATTTTTCGGATTTGATTGGCGTTGTGAAGGATTTAATGGAGCACAATAAAGAGGTGGTTTCTCAAAACAAGGACATGATCAGTCAGAACAAGATCCTGGTGGACGCGATTCAGGCGAAGATGGCGAATGACAGCACGCTTGCACTCACTTTGGCAAATTCCGGTTGCGGAATTGGAAATCGGATAACCAACAACAACATAACGAACAACACGCAGTTCAATTTGAACGTGTTTTTGAATGAGGACTGCAAGGACGCTATCAATCTGAGCGATTTCGTCAAAACTCTCAAAATCACGCTGCAGGATTTGGAATTCACCAAGACCAACGGCATCGTGGAAGGCGTCAGCTCCATCATTGTTAATAATTTGAAGGGTATGGACGTGCACAAGCGTCCCATTCATTGCACGGACCTGAAACGCGAGACCATGTATGTGAAGAACGATGAATGGATTAAGGATGACATGCACGAACACATCAACAAGTTCATTTACCTGACGTCGTGCTATCAGACGCGCGTGATCCAAGATTGGATGGACGCGCACCCGGGGTGGGAAACCAAAGAACGCATGCACACCGAATACCATAACATTTGCAAAGAGTTGTATAAAAAGATAGAACACGATGAGCGCGCGAACAAGAAGATCATCAAAGCGTTTCTGAAAGAAGTGCATTTGTCCAAACCTGCACCCAGTGGAGGCGCAGCAGTCTCATCCGAATTGGTGTAAATGTGATG